CTAAAGTTTCAGAAAGTTTTAGATTATTAGCTTCTAATTCTTTCTTAAATTGTTCGGCTTGAGCAACAGCTTCAAGCTTAGATTTTTGTGTAGCTTCTATTTCAGCTTTGACTTCATCGCTTTTAGCTTTGATGCTTTCAGCAATTTTTGCGGAGATCGAAGCGACGGCTTCTTCGCTGAATTTCGCAGAGTCCTGCTTTTCAGCTAGTACCGTTTTAAGGGCGGAAATTATGTTTTCTAAATCCATATTATTTAATTTGTTGATATTTACAGGTGTATTTTCTTTTTGTGAAATATTTTTATTACGTAAGTTGAGTAATTCTAAAGAATTTATTTCCATTGATTCTGATTCTTCATCAGGTTGATCTTGTTCAATAGCAGAAGTGCCATCATCAATAATAACTCCTTGAACATCAGCAGCAGGATTTGTTGTGAATCCTATACCTAAAGGATAAACTCTTCCAGTAACTAAACGATAAATGGGAGTACCATCATTTAATGTACCAGAACCATCAAAACCTCTTAGATATTTTTTAAATTCTGCAATTTGTTCTTTTTTAGTAATAATCTCAGCTTCTTTTAAATCTAAACTTCCGATAGCAATATAATAATCATTAAAACCAATTTCCCAACTTGCGCTTATCTTTTGAAATAAATTAGATTCAGGATCATTAGAATCAATCAACGCATCAGCAAAATCTCTATCAACTGTTTTATAAACAACAGCCGCTAATGCTATGTTAAAAGGATCTAAAGTATTTCTAACATCTTCGTCACTAATCACCTTATTTTCACCAAATGATGAAAACGCTGAATTGACTATATGACCAACTATTCTTTGTTTCTTGTGTTCTATATTTGTTGGTTTATGAATAAAATAATTCTTAAATGCAATAGCAGTATTTGTATCAATGCCATCTCCATTTTTATTAAATCTATTGACAACGGCAGCATTAAATGCGGCACCGACAAGATCAACATTTTTATCTAAATTTACAGAAGTAGGAATTAATGATTTTAAAGAATCAAGCGAAGCCTTTGATATCAATGTATTGTTATCAAAATTAACTGACGCTGAAACTATGTTATCAAATTTAGCTCTAAACTGATACGGAAGCTTTTTCATTATATAGTATTTTTACACAGAATATTTGGTACTGTGATATAATAAACCTGCTGAATACGTATCCAATTGATGTTCATGCGCCATGTCTTGGATTTCAGAAAGAATATTTAGTTTATCTAATTTTGTTGGATCGTTAATAACTTCAGCTACTAAATTGTTCCACGTGGAACAATCTGATCCTACTATAATTGCTTCACTAATTCCAGCAGCTAATTTCTTTTGATCAGCAGACAATGTTTTCTTAGAATATTTTTTCTTTAATCCAACTTCAACCATTGCATATAATTTTTTAGTATCATCCATAACTTTAGCAATAGCATCTTTTGCAAATACAGCGGCCTTTGTTCCAAGAGGTCTACCTTTTTCTTTTGGAGTCGTATTCTTTTTTATAGGTATTTCTTTTTGTTGGGATTGAGATGAAGCTTCAGAAGGAATAACCGGAACTCCACCGACAATAGGATTATAATATCCTTTCTTTCTATCTTCTACGAATTTTTGTTGAGCTAAAACTAATTCTTCTTGAGTAGGATATATACCTGTTTCAATAACTTTAATGCCTTCTTCTGGAGGAAGTATTCCAAGTTCCATCATGCGCGTGACTGCTCTATTAAATTGAGTTTGGTCTTTAATAGATACTTCTTCAAATTTAGCTTGTGGGCATTGACCTTTAAATCCAAGATTCTTAAATATAGCATTAATTTCAGGTTGTAAGAAATCGTTAATGAATGCATTGCGTCCTTCTTTTAATCTTTCAAAAAATACAGTTGCCTTAACTGTAGTATTAGCAAATTTTTCAGAACCAATAAGAATATTTTGTAATCCTTCTTTAATATCCTCATTAACAACTTTATATTTTTCATAACCTAATACTTTATTCATATCTGGAATAACGAATTCGGCTTTTGTTGTATAATCAGCAACAAGCACGCGACCAACACTTTCATTACTCAATAAATTTTGCATCGCTCTGATATTTTTATGATTAATACCGCCTTTAGAAGGTTCAGTTCCTAAAGTTATTAATAATAATACATTTTCAATTGTTCTACAAATAGCTTGATCAATCTTTTTCATTTCTAATTTAAAATTGATATCATCAAGAATTGGGAAGCCAAAAGGAACTGCGAACGGTTCGTAATCTTGTTTCTTATAGAAAGAATAAATTACATTTGTGGGATCAAGTTGTATTTTTAATCCATCTCGCGCCCACTGACCATTTCTAATTTTATCTTGAACATCTGGCTCTAGATTATCAAAGATCATTTTATCATGATCATTTTTTGGATTCTGTAATCTTTCTAGTTCATATTCTGAAAGAATTTTTTGATAAACTAAATGTTTCCAAGAACTTGTTCTATTAACAGTTACATAAAATGGATTCAGCAATGTATACTGAATAGGAATAGAATTTTGTACGCTATAATCTGTTGGATATTTATGCAAATTAATGTCTGTGGTCATGTATGATTGACCATCATAATTAGCATAACTTTCTAGAATATTTTTAAAATCATCGATTGTGAATTTAGCATTTATTTTATAAAAGAAAACATTACCACTTCTATAGTATTCGCGAAAATATTGATCTTTTATATTCCACATTCTAACGTACTTCATCCATTTGCTGAAGAAGTCTTTTGCTTTTTGACTTCCACCTTCTAAATAAATTTCAGCATTTGCAAATTCTGACATGATATCAACGGCATTTCTAAAAATAGCAACATTAGCATATGCTTTTTGACATAACTCAATTGCATCTCTAATATTATATCCATTAATAGACATCTCAAAAGGCAACATACCTTCTCTAATATTAGCATATTTATAAATCTTTGGTCCTACGTAAGCTAAATTTCTACGGATATTAGTCGTATCCGTTTCTCCATTTCTCTCGATAGAAGCTTTAGCTTGATTATAAAAAGGTTCTCCAACTAGACTCGGTTCAGAATAATCTTTTATGATATCTTCTAATGGAGCTTGACCATTTTGATTACCTTGAGAAAACTGATTCCAGTAATCCGATCTTTTTGTATATTTACGAGTCATGTTAATAATAGTTACACATAGTCACTTTAAAAGTGACTTTTTACTTTGTTAACCAATAAACATTGGTTCGAAAGTATCCATATTATTATCTACATGAGCATTATTTAAATCAAAATAAATTTTTACCATCCAATTTCCAAGCACTAATGCAGAATAACTATCTTTTCTTGGTTTATCTGGTCCTGATTTGCGCTTTAAATTAGGAGGTAAATCGAAATTTTGCATTCCTTGTGCAGATGTTGTGATTTGAATCAAAGCGCATTCCGTTTTTGTTAATAAAATCATATCAGAAAGATGCTCAATAAAATCAATCATCTTAGCTTCTTCATTTTCTTTTTCAGAATCAAGAGCGTTTGAAAACTTAAGATCAGTTATACCTATCTTTTTTCGTGTTTGACTTCTAAAATTATCATCAATAGCGCGACTGCCAAAATAAATACGTCTATGATCAAAATTAGCTTGTAACATTTCATTAGCTAAACGTATCCAACTTGAAGTAGGTTTCCGTAAAAATACGTATTTAAAATCAGATTTATTATACTCCATTTTTGCTGCATGAATATTTTGAATATAATCTTCAGGACGCTCAAATTCTGTCACGATTGGTTTTAAATTTATTTTTGCATCTTTAAATAGTTCACTTTCATTGCATGAATTCATGAATTGAACGCCGCCGTTATAATCCATACAAATAGCAACAACATTAAAGTTTTGTAATATATATAAGAAATATTTTATATGATCTTTAAGCGCAGATCCTGAAAGAGCATAAGAATGAATCAGTGTTGAAATTTGTTTTTCTTTATTTATCTTTAGTACTTGAATTGCAAAATCATCAGATGATTCTGTTTCAGACCAAGAAGGGTCAACTGAAACAATATACTCGTCTTCTGAATTGCCAGTAACTTCTACGCTTGGAGATTCGCCATCAGGTACATTACATAAAGACATTTTAGATATTTTAAAATATCCAGAACTATCGTCTGTAAATTGAGCACCGAATTCTCGCAAAAACTGCGATTCACTCATTGTAGCTTTTGCTTGATTAATAAGATTTATATCGTACAACTGACCTGGCGCACAATCATAAGAGAATTGCATGATACATCTTTTTGCTACATCTTTTCCTTTTGGATTAAATATTAAGTTTTCATATTGTTCGTACAATTTATATAAATATTCAAATTTAAAAGATGCTGAAGACAAAGCTATCAATTTGTTATTTGGCCATTGATATCTATCTTCTTCTTTCATTAATCCTTGATCAATTAATTTTGATTCGATATTATATAATTCTTCTCGTTGAGTTGGATTTTGAACAACAGATAGGAATGGTACAATTACTTCATTATAAATTCTTTCAGGCATCAAAAGAAACTCATCAATAATAATTCTATGAAAGCGAAAACCACGAAGCTTCTCGCCATCACCAAGAGGTAATGCGCGAATACGGCTTCTACCAAATTCCATGACCCATTCATCATTAGTTTTTGATACTTTAGTCATGCACTGCTTAAGCAAATAAGCTTCAGGTTTGGCAGCAATATCTTCTATTTTTTTAAATATCATTTTCGATTGACGAAAAGATCTTGATAAAATGCCTATCTCAACTCCTTGATTTAATATAGCATCTAATGCCGCATAAATACCACAAGTATATGAATTATGATTTATGAATCCATCTGATACATAACAATGTTCATTTGTAACTTGTAAATCTACGGTTTCATCAAAAGATTCTTCTTTAGATTTAACGAAATCAAAAAATAGATTTTTATCTAATAAATTATTTATCTTATTAGAAGTTTCACAATCAACAAATAATGATAAATTAGCAGCAAGAGTTCGGTTTGTCTTTTTTCTAAAAACTAATTTAATATTTTGATTCGCATTATTTCTGCGAATCGATTTTTTATTATATTTAGATATTAAATATTCCCCAATAAAAGGAATTGTATTACAAAATTCTCCATCAACAAATTTTGCTGCATTAATGATGTTTAATTTATCTTGCTTTCTATTTATTAAAAAACCAATAGAATCTTTAAATATTTTAATATTTTCGAAATTAGTTAATAAAATCGTCCAAGCTTTATTGCAAATATATTTTTTTCCAGAAAAATCAGATTCGCCACCTTTAAATGAAATTTTTGTAGACGAATCTATTCCAAATATTAAAAGCAAAGATCTGACTTGTTTAATCAATTCATAAGATGTACTAGTAAAACCAATTTTTACTCCATTAGAATTTCTTCTCTTTGCAGATATCGATGCGTAACCATCTGTATCGAATAATCCCCGTAAAATAAAAGAAGCGTTTTCTTTATTACAATTTAATAACTTATACGGTATTGTTTTACATACTGCTTTTTTACCAATTTCAAAACCGCAAAATTCAAGAAACTTATGTAAAGATTTATTTGAAATGGTAAAACTTTTGGCTTTGCAATTTTGCTTTTGATATATTCTGAGATTAAGATTTAACTTATTACAAAAAACTTGTAAGAAATTTTCTATTTCGATATCTTCAGTAGTTATCTGCACAATTTTCTTTGTAAAACAACCATCACCAATAAAAATTCCAAAAAAGTAATACCAATCTTTTATACTTACGTTTTGCGGATCGATAATTACTTGATCAGATCTTTCTTTTTTAATGTAAAAGCCGTTAAATATATCTATTTGATTATTTAAGCAACCATTTTTCCGCATAATAACGCAATCACCAATACAAATATCTTTTGCGAATTTCCATTCTTGTTCTAAATTTTTATTAAGCGTTAAAACTCTATGGTAATCTAAACCTTCTGATTCGTAACCTTTATTAGTTATTATTTTATATGTTTTTTGTTTTTTATTAACAGTTTTATCTTCTACCAATTGCATTGAATTCTTTGCAAGAACATAATCTCCTATTTGCACATCAATAGCTTTTTTTATTCCATTATTTGTAAGAATTAAAGAATTTTTGTTTGTGCATTTGCTCAATCCACGACTCCATACCGCTAAAAAATAGTCGCTTTCCAACATCGCTTTAATAGCCATATGTTGAAAAGGAAATAGTTTAACTCCGGCTATCAAATCAGTTGTGAAAGTCGGATTATTTCTTAAAAATTGATAAAACAAAAGTTTTGCTTCTTTTTCTTCTAAGAACCCTTCTTTTTGCAGAAGTTCTTCATTAGTGATCAAGTAATTCTTTTTTTCTTTTTGGTTACCGATCTCCCATGCACACATAAGCTTTTTCTTTTTTTCGATTTAAATATATACTAGCATCATTATAAAAATAATGACATGCTTTTTTTGTAAATTTATTACTATTTATTCCAAAATACATTATAGAACCTCTTTCTTGAAAGTTATTAGATTTTGATCCTGTTATTTCTTTAATATAGTTAGCAAAACTT